GAGAATGCCTCTTGTACCGGACCTCTTGCGGTAGCGACAGGAAAAACGATTACCATTACAACAGGGGGGAACTTGTCCATTGTCTGAGATACGAGTTACAACGATAAGCGATACGGCTGGCACTGGCCCTGTTACGCTGACAAGTCAGAATGCTTCTAAAGCTTGGGTTAATTTTAATGGCACTGGTACTATAGCAGTAAGAACAAGTCAAAACGTTTCTTCTCTGACAGATAACGGTACTGGAGACTATACCGTAAATTTTAGTACTTCTTTTTCTGGTGAACCTGCTGGAGTATTAACAGGAGGCAGAAATACTCACTATTATACTGGAAGTGGCAATACCTCTAGTCTTAGATTTTATTCAATAACTGTTGGTACAAGTACAAATGCAGATACTTCAATATTAGTTTTATCAGCAAACGGAGACCTATCATGAGTACGATAACGGTCACAAACATAAAAGCCACAGGTGAAACAGCTAGTCGTTCTGCTACAAGTATTGCTGCTGCTTGGGCAAACTTTACTGGTGTAACAACAACTGCTTTGCGTGATTCATTCAACGTCAGCAGTTTAACAGATAATGGAACAGGAAGTACAACGGTAAATCTATCATCAAATATGGGTAACACTAATTATACTGGAAGTTGGTTTACGAACGCAGCTACAACAACTATTACATCAAACTTTGGAAACAATTATTCTGGT